CGTAGCCTTCCGCCGACGCATCACCGCCAATTCCCAGCAGCTTCATGATCTCGTCTTGGGCGGTCAGACCACCTTGGCGGAACGGTTCTTGCAGCCCGATCTGGCGCTCCAGCATCCGTTCGTTGGCGGCCTGTGCGTCACGCGACGCTTGCTCCTGCGCGCGGGCGGCCTTCTTGGCACCGCCTGCGGAGATTGCGCCGGCACCAAGCGCGGCAGTTGCTGCGATAAGAGCGGAGGCAACAGCCATTACACCAATCCTTTTATAAATGTGCGCTCCATCGGGCGGAAACCGGATCGAGCGTACATTTTTGCCATGCGTTCGACATTCACATCATGCAACGCTATCATAAATACCGCAACCGCGCCATTTTCGACAGCCCAATTTTCGATGTGCTTGTACATACTCTGCGCCGCCCCGCTACCACGGCACTTCGGCGCCAGCCACCACCACATCTCCTGCACGACAGAACTGCCAGGGCTGAAGTACATCGGGTACAGCGCCGCCCCAGCGATGCCGACAGGCACGCCATCGACTTCCGCCAGCAGCACCAAGAAATTGTCTTTGTCGATCAAGTTCGACAAGAACGCCGCGGTGCCGTCTGGGTCAAACGGAATGATGCCGCTTGCCGGCATATTGGCGTGGAACGCCGCCGCCATCTCGACATAAGCCGGAAGGTCGTCCTCGACCATAGGGCGGACTACAGTAGCCATCAGCTAATCTCACGTCCTGACGCGCGGATGTTGATCGTCAGCGGCGCGGACGCCAGTGTCGAGATGAACCCGTTCGAGTTCAGGACGTGGCCCACCAGTTCCGGGAACGTGTAGGTTTCGGACGGCTGGAGCGTCTTGGTCTTCACGATCAGGTTCTGCGTGCCAGACGTGTCGGCTGCCGTCACTAGGTTGACGCTGATCGACGCAGCGGACGCGCCGTAGTTGGTGGCCGTGAACTTGTCGATGATCGTCGTCACGTTGGTCGCAGTGTACTGCGTGGACTGCGTGTCTTCGGCGACCTTGGCCGGGATCAGGGCTTTGGCGGTAACAGACATGGCCTATCCTTATACTGCTTCGGCGGCTAAATTGATATCCGCCGACGCCAAAATGGTGGTGGTGCCGATACGCCGGATGCCGACATTAATCGTTGCGTCTTGAAAAGTGGTGCTGCTGACCAACCAAGTGCGTGATGATGTCAGCGCCAGCCAAGCGTCGGTGGCTGAACTGCCGCCGCTCAATGACCCTGACACCAGGCTGGCGTACACTTCGTAGTTGGCTGCCTGCGACGCCGGAACGCACCAGTTGTACAGCAGTGTGGACGCCCCGCCGTTGATGCTCTCAAACGCGCCGCCGCCGCTGTTAAGCTGGTACTGAGCCGATGCCGTTAATCCGGGGTTGAAGCCGTATATGTACGCAGGGTCAACCGTGATGGTCACAGCAGACGCCGCCCCACCCGACGTACCTAGCAAGGACAGCACCGCGCCGCTCATCAGGACAGCCCTGCGCCGGTGATGGCCCACACGGTTGTGTCCACCTTGACGCACGTCGCCAGGCCGTAGTTGGCCAGCGCCCGCGTGCCGGTGTTTGTCGTGCCAGCCTGACGCAGCGTGTCGGTCGTGATGGCGATGTTCTGGCTGCTGCCGCTGTTGTTGTAGATGACGACCGTTGCGCCAATCGGGAACGCCGCTGCGCTGTTGGCCGGGATCGTGATGCCCCCGGTGGTGATCGAGATGTGCTTGCCGTTGTCGGTCAGCGCCAGTTGGTAGGCTGCCGTCTGGGCGTTCTGCGGTGCGCCGCGGTAGCCGATGCTGGTCGCGCCAATTGTGCCGGTAGCCACAAGCACCACGTCTTGATCCAGCGCCGTGATGTCGGTGTTTGCCCCACTTGCCGCCGCACCCAGGGCGGTGCGCGCAGCGGCAGCCGTGGTTGAACCTGTGCCGCCGTTGACGACTGCAACAACGCCGGTGACGTTGGACGCCGTGCCAGTGGTGTTGCCGTTGAAGGTCACGCCCGACCCGATGGTGCCGCCGGTGATGGCCACGGCGTTGGCGTTCTGGAACGCCATCGACCCAATCGTGACAATGTTGTCCACCGTCCAGATCAAAGCATCAGCCGAATCGGTCAACGCAACCTTGTACGACGTGCCGTTGCTGTACCAGATGTTGGCCTCGCCGCGGGAGTCTAAGATCACTGGGTTGGTGTTGGCCACAGTGCCGGCGCCGGTCGTGAAGGTTGCCACCGGTGTGGTTGTGCCGGCGGCGTAGGTATAGACCTTGCCGCCGACCAGCGGGTTGCCGGAAGCGTCCAGAAACTGCGCTTTGGGTGAGGGAGAAAGGACGGCCATTTAGTAGCTCCCATCTGAGCTGATGTTGTTGGTCACGGTGAGCGCGACCGAAGGAACGGACGGGTAGAACCCAGAGGCGGCAAATGTTTGCAACTGAACACCCGTGCTGTCAGCCGCCCACATCAATTCAAAATAATCGCCGGCGTTCATTTCTAGCAAAAAAGTTTTCGTAACGACAGCCGCAAAATCCAGAACCTTGGTTCGCACCTGGCTGGTGCTGGCGGTCACGTTCGTGCCGTTCTTGCGAAGCCACACCCACAGCAGTTGGTCTGTTAGCGCAGTGGTGTTGACCTGAACGGAAAACTGAATGTTGTAAGTGGCCAGCGTGTCGGCGTAGACGCGCGACGTCGGCGTTCCCAACGTAATGCCTTCGCTTGTCCGTGTCGTGTTGAACGTCATGGCGTAGGCAGTGTTGATGGCCGCTGCCGTCTGCGTGGTAGTGTCGTAGAACGATCCGTAGCGGCGGCGCGGCAACTGCGGCGTGTACGGCGGCGACACGGACAGGTTCTGGATTTCGGTCTGCAACACCGCCGCCAACGACGTAGCGTCAGCGTCGGGGCCGATCTGCAAGTCTTGCAGCGTGAAGTCGTTCTGCCCGCTGCCGGTCAGCCGGAACAGGCTTTCAAAAAACCGGAACCACTCACGGCTGACCAACCCTGTGTTCGGGTCAACCATTTGCACACGCGGCGGCGTGATGTTAGTGATGTTGACGGCGTTAGGCATTGGTGCCGCTTAACATTAGTTCGGCGTCGATGATGACCATCTTGACCGGGTCGGTGCCTGACAACTCGTACACGCGGTCGCGCAGCTTCATCGTCATGCCCAAGCGGCGCCAGATGGCGCGCTGGCCGTATTCGCCGATCCTGCCGATGGATCGCCAATGTTCGTTCGACCATGTGTGGCCGCCGTCGTCCGACCAGCGCAGCATGACTTGCGGATCAGCGCCCTGCACAGACCCCAAGGAGACTTCGATAAAGTCGCCCGACTCCGTGATAAGGAAGTCGCCGGGTGGATCAGCGGTGTAGGCGGCGTATGTCTGGTCGGTAAAGTCTAAATCAAGAGTTATTTCATTTTGCGGTAATGGCGCGGTGCTACTTTCAGTCAACAGCAAACTAGAGAAAACATCAAACGGATCGTAGCCTGACAGCCCCACGCCAGACTCAAACATGATCTGGAGGCTGTGCTGCGCCGTGCGCTTCAGGTTGTTCTGGCCGGTCGGCAGCGCCCGCCACGACCGCAGCCACTTCTGCGGCGTGCCGTTGTCGGCGTAGGTCGTCAGGTCGAAGGTGTAGATGTTGGCGTTCAGGTGATCGCCGATGACGATGTTGCCAAGGAAGTTGCACTGGTTGTTGCCGCGATGGCGCGAGAACACGCCTTCGTTAAAATAGGCCCGCTCATGCCAAGCCCCGGTAGCAACGTCCAGCACCCACGTCGTGTTGCCAGACGGGAAATTCAGAACGTAGAAGGCGTGGCCGTCTTGCTGGTAGGTATAAGCCACCGCGTCGGACATATTGCTGTACTGCTGGATTTGCCACTCGACTGCGTGCGTGGACACGCGCTGACCGACGTAGCCGTTTGCCCGGTAGACGATACCCTGGCCGCGCGCGTCAGCGCCCAGCCAGAACACGCCGTTGTCCACCTTGGCAATCGAGTAAGGTGCAACGCAGCCAATTTCGTTGAACGCGCCTTGGATGCGGGCCAGCGGAAAGTCTGCCGTGCCAGCGTTATACCAGACTTCGGCGCTGTCCGTGCCGAACACCCAGACTTCGCGGTGGTCAACGATCAGGCCGACGATGCCGTCTGGCGATCCTTCGGCGCTGACGAAATCCAGCGGGTCGATCTGCGTGCCATCCAGCAAGCTGGAGACGTACAGCCGCTGGCTGTTGGGTGGGTTGAACACGAAGTAGCCGTCGAGATACCCGACCGTCACCGCGCCGGGGAAGTCAGGGTCGGTGACTTGCACAAACGTGTTGGTAGATTCGGTGTAGACAAAGGCGTCCGGGTTGCACGCGAAGATGATCTGGTTGCCGTTGTCGGCGATGGACACCGGCCCGGTGCCAGTGACTGACCCCAGCAGCACCGGCGTGCCGGTCAGCGAGGACAGTTTGTAGACCTCGTTGCCTGACACGACGTAGAAGTCCGCGCCTTGCGTTTGGTGCGCCCACAGCCCCCGGATCGGCCCGGTGCCAACGGCCTGCTGTAGCTTCAGCCCAGGCGCGCGGTTGAGGAACGCAGGCATCTGTCCACCCTCTGGCACAACCTCTGGAAAGAGGTTGACCATGCGCGCGTCCGCAGCGTTGATGCTGCGGGCGACATAGCTTGAGCCAAGGATGGGGCTTTTCATTTTACCTTTTCACGCACGTAGTCAGCGAACGCGGGGTCGTCACGCATGTGCGCCTGCAACTGGGCTTCGGTCATTTGGCCGCTCCGGTAGCAGGCAAGAAGGGCGTCGTATTTGCTCATTAAGGATTCTCCCCAATGGCCAACCAAGTGACGGTGTAGTTAGACGTGCTTATAGTTGTACCATTAAACGACTTTTTGCGAAGGGTGAAAGCCGTATTGCTGACGCTGTAAACTTCAGGTGTCTCAAGAGTGCCAGTGCTGTTGTTGACCACTTGGGTATAAACGCGGGGGGTTGTTGCGGCCTTAAACGACTGCGTAAATGTAATGGTTGGGTTGGCTCCTGTTACATCCGAACCGGTTAAAATCAGCGGCGCTGTTGCGCCATTAATACCTGGCACCGCTCCGTTGCCAAGAAATGAGCGCCACCCGTCGTTGACTGCCGTTTTTGTTGAGTTGTATGATAGCGTTGCCACCTGTACAAAATCAATCGTATTGCCCACGCCGACGCCGGCGTTTTCCAGCACGTTGGCAGTCTTAGAAAACGAAATATTAAGATTGCGAAGGCGATAACGCCCGCCATCAATTCGAATGTCGTTAGTTACGGCAGTAGATTGCGAAAAGAAATTGCTATTTGAGACGCTGTTGATGCCGCTGGTAAGTTGAATATCGGCAACACCGCGGTTGGCTTCAAACCAGCAGTTGTTGATAATGATACCAATGCTTTCAGGATCAGTCACTGAAATTTCAGTACCAATGTCAGGGCCGACATAAACGCCGCCCTGCGCCGCCGCCAGCGTAGTTCCGTTACCCTCTATCTGACAGCTTTCGACAACCAACATACGGCCATCATTAAACCAGATACCCTGTTCAGTATTGTCAACCGCATGGCAATCGTTCAGCCGAATAATGTTTGGCCATCCGCCGCCAGCGGGCGAAAATGATCCTGGCGCAGCAAATGCTTCAGCAACAAACCCACGCACCGCATCGCGGAAGAAACAATGGTGGAACGTGTTAGCAATGCCGCCTTGGCTGTTGTACGCAATGCTGCCGCCCTTGAAATCCACGTTTGAAAACACAGAACGCACCATGTCGTATGTGGTGACGCAAGGGCCATTGGTGTTGGGGCCACCATCAAACGTGATGTTGGAACAGACAATGTTGGCTTGAAACACGGTTGCTAATGGGTCGCCAATCGTAATGAACGCGCCCGCGCCGGTGCCGCGACGGCGAATGATTGTGGATGCGTATTCATCCCCGTAGAAAAACGCTTGCAAGGAATATGTGGTGCTATCCGTTTGAAATGGATCGGTGAGGTAAGTGCCGGGCGGCACATAGACGGGGTAGCCCGTGCTTTCCATATACACAACAGCCGCAGCAACGGCTGCCGTATCGTTTGCCACTCCGTTGCCAACCGCACCAAAATCTTTCAATGACACAACATCTCGCATCTTATCCTGCGCCGTGCGAAGAACAGAGCCTGCGGCAGATTGAATAAAGCCGATGGTAGTCATTCCGGCGCGCTTAGTGATGCCGCCCTGCACGACCGGCATTACAACCGCGCTGTCCAGCGGCGAGGTTGCCAGCGGAAGTTCGGAGATTTTGACGTTAGCCATCGTCAGTAGTTCCCTGCAAAGATGTTGAACCGCTGGCGCGTTGCCACAAGGCTGTAAGGCATGGACATGATGTCGTCAGGGTTGTTGATGCGCTTGAGGTTGCGCTTGCTGGTCATGGCGATCCGCTGCACTTGCGGGCTTGGTTCGACGCCAAACTCTGGCGCCATTTCGCAGGCCAGATTGTAGCGGAACGCCCGCAGATAGCCTGGTGGAAACGTTAGTTCGGTTGCCAGCAGCGCGGGCTTGGTCAGTTCTTCGACAGAGATGAAGTGCCATTCCAGCGCGCGCGTCGGGCGCGGGTAGATGTACATCTCGATGTCGGGGAACGTGTTGTTGACGAAGATCACTTGGGGGAACGTCGAGGTCACGGTCTTGACCGCAATCCCGTTGTACTGTTGCTGGTTGATGAATTTGATGCCGTAGCTGATGCCGGTGCTGGCGTCGCGGAAGTAAGTGCTGTCGTCCAGCAGCACGGGGCGGTTGCCGACGAAGTTGCCGGTCGGCCCCAGCGTGCGCGACAGCAGGCCCGCGGGCCATGTGAACACCTGATCCTGCGTAGAGAACACCGACAGCCGCTCTGTGTTCCAGCTGTCAATCATCTGGTTCATGGCGGCCAGCGCGTCTTGCGACGTTTCGGCTGACGGCGTTTCACCTTCAGCCAGGACACCCAGAAGCCGCAGTGACCCGTTGATGATGTCGCCGGCGCTGGTCATTGGTCAGTCTTCCTGCTTTGCGCGGGGGCGTCCGCGCCGCTTTGGTGCCGCCATCTCGTTGACGATATCATCCTCGTCATCGTCCGTCACCACAGATGACGTGAGTACATCATAGCGTTCCCAGCCATCCATTGCATCCAAAATCGCTTCCTCGTTGGAGATCGCAACCTTGGCGCCGTGCGCCGGGTGAACCATGTAAATGACGGCCATAGAAAATCCTTAAAATGGGCGGCCCGAAGGCCGCCCACTTCATTAAACGCAGTGGATCAGCGCAAAGTTGATCACGACCGCTTCCGACAGCGAACCAGACGTCATGTTCCGCAGCGTGACAACAGCCGAACCCGCCGTCATGCTTGAGATATACGTCGTGTAAGCAGCCGCAGTTCCGCCTGCCGAAATATTGACAATCAGAACGTCGTTGGCCGAAATTAGGCTGTTGTTCAGCGTAAATGATTCAGCGGTGTTGCCGGCAAGAGCCGCACCGTTCATGGTGATGCGACCAGCCGACGTGTTCAATGTAACCGCCGTGCCTTTGCTGGTTGCCTGCGTAACGGTGCCTTGCGCGGCAGCGGTGTAGCCAAGCTGTTCGTCAGACAAAATAAACTCAGCGCCGACGATGTCTTGGTCAAGGAAGGCAACACCGATTGCTTTGGTATTCGCCATTATCTATCTCCTGAAAAGGTAGCCCCGGCCCGAAAGCCGGGGCTAACCAATTACGCTACGCGGTACAGCGTCCAAGCGCCTTCAGCGGACTTGCGGGCAAGCATAGCCGCGCCGGTCGTGACCGGGATGGTCATCGTCAGCGAACCCGACACAGTCCAACCGGTGCCAGCGGCGATAACCGCAGTACCGGACGACGTGCCGAGGTTGACCACGCGGAACATGAAGGACGTGCCGACCTTTTCCGAGTTGGACAGAACAGCTTCCAGCGCCGCCACAGTCGGCAGCGTGTAGGTCTGCGTAGCGGTAACACCGCTGTTGGCCAAGATCACGCCGTTCAGCACCTGAGCCGGAGTGAGTGTAGCAGCCGCCGTGATGGAGATCGGAAGCGGGATCGCGTCGATAAGCGGTTCAGTCAGGTTGCCATCGCCGACCTGATAACCACCGCCGCCATTGGGGAGAGCCATTGTAGAATCCTTTCAAAGAAGTTGGCCCCCGGCGAACCGGGGGCCGGTTTCAGGTTAGCCCCAGACGCGGCAAGCCATCTGCGGACGGATCGTGCTGAAGCCGTACAGAACGTCAATACGGCAGGGCATACGGTCGTTGTTGATGTCGTACTGACGAACGATACGCAGGCTGATGCCGTTATGCACCTGACGCGACGCCATATCGACACCCTGCGGCAGCAGAAGGTCGGCGGTGGCGAAGGTGATGGCGTCCTTGTGGTACACCAAGTTCTGCGCGTACTGGGTGCCAGCAGCACCAACGAACACGACAGCCTGCGAAGTGGCCGGCAGCGAGTTCACAGTGGCCAGCGCGTTGGTAGCCGAGTAGATCGGCGCAACGGTAATGTTGCCTTCGCCCGAGCTACCCAACGTGACGTTGGCCAGCGCGACGAACTGGAACAGCGAACCAGTGCTTTCACGGGTCTGCGGGTTCACAGCGAAGCAGCCGTTCACGGTGAACACATCGCCGGCGCG